TTCCGCATCCTTGCGGCGCAAGACTGGTATCTGCACTGGTCTGATCTGACGGAGGCCAGTATGGCGGACAAGATCGACCGCGCAGATAAGATGGCAACGATCAATCAAAAGTCCGTAGATGAAATCTATACCGTCGATGAAATACGGGCCACAACCGAACATGGCCCGATTGGCGAAATGGGAGAAGACCGAAATGAATAAGCACGTCCGCGTCAACATCCGCACAGTCGTCAATATGACCGGCATTCGACATGAGCGCCGGGACGGCCGCGACAAAATTATTGTTCCGTCGGCAACTCTGCCCGACGGGGTGGTCATGAATAACATTCGCTATCCTGCCGAAGAGATTGCGAAGAGCTTTATGTCTCTGAACCGCAAGCCAGCTCCACTCGGCCATCCAACCATCAACGGGGTCTTCGTCAGCGCTTCAGACCCCGAAGGAATCAACATCGGTTGGATCGGGGCTCACAACGAAAACGTCCGTCAAGAGGGCGGCCGCGTCCTGCTCGACAAGGTGATCGACGTCGCCCGCGCCAACGAAAGCGTTGGCGGCCGCTCCGTCTTGGAGGCTATTGAAAAGGGCGAGCCGATTCACACCAGCACCGGGCTGATGTGCGATCTGGAGGCTGCCGCCGAGGACGAAAAGAAATACAAATACAGCGCCCGCAATATCGACTTCGATCACGACGCTATCTTGCTGGGCGAAGAGGGCGCTGCGACCCCGGCTCAGGGCGTCGGCATGATGGTCAACGCCGGAGGCAAGCAGACCGAAATCGAGGTTATCAATTCAGTGATGGACGATTTCGATCGTGAAGTCGGCTATGCCGTTGATTCGGCATTTCGAGCTGCCGAAAGGCAGCAACGCGCCCCAATGTTGGAGCGCATTAAGACCGCAATCATGGAGGCTGTGACCGGCACCCCGCGGGAAACATCTGCAAACACAGGAGACGCAGAAATGGACAAAGCGACATTCGATGCGCTTTCCGCGAAGGTCGACGGCCTCGCGGAAGCTCAGGCAGGCATTGGCGAGACTATCGCTAACGCCGTGGCCGCCGTGATCAAGCCTCTGACGGACAGCATGGCGCTGACCGCCGCGAACCAGAAGGCGAAAGACGACGCCGAGCTGGACGTTTTCGTCAAGCAGATCGTCAAGAGCAATCTGCTCGACGAGGCAACCGCTAAGGGCCTCTCGATGGAGGCCGCTCGGGCCTTGGCTAATGTGGCCAAGCCCGGCACGGCAGCCCCGATCAACGGCGTCTTCAACGGGGTGACTGCCCCGGTGGACGAGTTCGTGGGCTACGACCTGAACGCTGCCATGGGCGGCACTGACACGAAAGCGGTGAACTGATATGGCCGGGAACAACATCTTTCGGGGTCCGCTTACGCGCTCGCCCCGTTCCGTCAGCAAGCCCGTCGCGGGGGCATACCTCCCCGGCTGCTTTGTGGAGGAGACCGCGACCGAGCTGGTCCAGATCGCCACTTCGCTGGCCAAGCTACCGATGATCCTTTCCAATATCGACTTCAAGGATCAGACGGTGGCCACGGCTTACGCCGATGAAGACACCGGCATCGCCTACCATATCGAACCGGGCGACGTCTATCAGGCTCGCATGGCCAACGCGACCTACGCACTGAATGCCCCGCTCAAGATCGCGGCTAACGGTCGATTGGCCGCTGCCACGACTGCTGGGGACATCGTGATCGCTTTCTTCAGCGACACCCCCGGTGCCTTCGCCGCTGACGCGCTGGCCGACGTGACTATCGCCAATTCCTACAACGTCCCAGCCGCATAAGGAGGACACCTGACATGCTTCGTTTCACCCCTGATCAACAGGCGTTTGTCCTGAACAACCGCCGGGCGTTCAACGCCTCGCAGAACGCTATGGCCGCCGCTCATGGCAATATCGGTCACAACTCCGGCTTCCTCGGAAACGCGCTGCCGCTTCCCAAGGACGTTTGGGGCCTCTGGGACCGGGAAGCCGTCGAAATTCAGCGGAATGAGCTGGTTGTTTTCAACGATCTGGCCGCGACCTTGTCGATGCCTATGCCAATCGGCAAGCTCGTTCATCACTTCCAGACCGTATCGGATAGCGGCAGCGTCAACGTATCCTTGGACGGTCGCGGTAAGGGCCGCATTGACCAGCCTGTCTTCGCTTATCATGGCACGCCGCTGCCGATCATCGACAGCCCCTTCGGCTATGGATGGCGTCAGGTCGCGGCTGCCTCGACGGAAGGTTTTTCGCTCGATGCGGCAGGCCGCTCCAACTCGATGCGACGGATCGCAGAAAAGGCCGAAAACCTTATGCTCAATGGCGATGCTACAATCGTCGTTGGTGCTGACCCTCTCTACGGTCTACGCACGCACCCTCGCCGTAATACACGCGCGACAGGCGTGACCCTGAACGGCGCAACCGGGGCGCAGTGGCTGGCGGAGTTTATCGCGACGATCAAGCTCTTGCATGACGACAATTTCCGAACTCCGGCGACGATCTACGTCAACTTCGATGACTGGTTCTACGCCAACTCGACCGAGTTCGCTGCCGGCTATCCCAAGACGATTGCTCAGCGGGTTCTCGAAATGACCGGCATGGGCCAGATCATCCCGGCGTCGAGTATCGCGGCCAGTGAGATCATTGCTCTGATCAAGGATCGTCAGGTTCTGCAGGTTCTCAGCGGGATGCCGATGACCACGCGGGCGCAATTCCGAGCCAATCCCGAGGACGACTACAACTTCGTCACCATGATGGCCGTTGCGCTGGAGATCAAATTCGATTCGGCGCAAAATTGCGGGATCGCTCACTCAGCTCTTGCCTAACTAACACTAGCGGGTGAGTTCAACGATGGGCTGGATTAACCAGCCAGCCCATTTTGTGAGCACACTACCCAACCCAACCCGAGGAGACCAGATTATGAAAGTCAAGATTACAGAAAAAGGCGTCAGCGGTTATGCCGTCGGTGATATCGTCAGCGTGAAGAGCGATGTGCTGCCCGGCTGGCTTATCAATAAGGGCGAGATCGTTTCCAAGGCGAGCCAGAAGGCCGCAGACACCGCAGAAGGGGCCGCAAACAGCCCCGCTGGGGCCGACGAGGTCAAAACCGCGGTGACGAACCCCGCAGCGGGGGCCTTGCCCCCTCCTGCAGCCGCTCCTGCGCCTCCCGCCCCGCCTACTCCCCCGGCACCGAAGGCTTAAGCAATGCCCGATGTCGCAGGATGGATCGCATATGCAGCAGCTCGCGGAGACACCGTAGCTGATGATGCCGCCAGCGCGACCGCGCTGGTTCGGGCCACGGATCATATTGCCTACCGCTACCTCAACCGGCTGTTGCCGGGGTTGGATGCGGCGACCTTGGTTGTGGTCGATCCTGCGACATACGAAGCGGCGAAGCTGGAGCTTGCAACACCGGGGTTCTTCAATACGATATTCACCCCGGATCAGCAGGCGACGCTTGTTGATGCAGGCGGTGTCAAGTTCGCTCAGGTCGCTGGAATGAAGGCGGGCTTCGAGGGGGCGACCCCGACAAGCACTTTGATTGCCGCTATGTTTGATCCCTACGTCGTTGACAGCGATGGACCCTACGTTATGTTTGCCGCTCGCGGTAAGACGGTTAGGCGATGACCTCCGCTGCGGCAATCGCCGCTCGCGTGGCCGCCGCTTACGATCAAGCCGGAAAGCTAGCGGGCGACGGCGTCGGAGCGGTGGTCATAACAATCGTTCGCCCATCTGCTCCGACTGGCCCTAAGTGGTCGCCGACGCCTACCGGCGTCCCAGTTACTCATACCTTCAAGGCTCTTCCTTCGGATGCCGCCTACACTCGCCTTACAGGGACGGCGCTCACTGAAAAAGAACGGGTCTATTCGCTCGCAAACAGCGGCGTTACAATCGCCCCACTGGTCTCGGACGTCCTAACGATCTACGGCGTCGAATGGCCTGTGGTCGAAGTTATCCCGATGGATGCGGCAGGAGGAGTTATTACTTGGATGGTGAAGGTGGCAAAATGACTGATCAGGCCAAGAATATTATCAAAGACGCCAAGACCGAGGCGCTGTTTGCTGCTGCTCATGCCGCTATGCCGGAGCTGGTTCGTTCGGCTCAATTTACGGCGGCAGTCCGTCGCATTCACTACGACGCCAGCATCGCAAAAGGCTTTACTCCTTCGGAGGCTTTGGCCCTTTGTATTGAGTCAACGAGACCAAAATGACCTCGCGAGATAACCGCAGAGCCTTTATGCGGCTGCTTGATCGCACGTGGCCGGGCGTTCAGACAGAATTTGTCAAGGCTATGCGGAAAGTCCAAAGCGAAGTGGTCATTCAGGAGCTGGAGGAGGCTATCAGACGGGGCGATGTTCAGGCAGCCTTAACTGCGTTAAGGTTCGACCCCTCCGATCTATTCCGCACCGACGCAGCAATCGTCGCCGCTATGAACGCTGGCGGCGACTA